AGAAGAATTTGACGCTGAGACCTACGCGCAACAGAACCAGCAAGTGTATGACGGGGCAATGGAGGCGCTTGCCGAAAGCGATCCAGACGTAGCAGAGGCGATGGTAGGGCTTACTCAAGTACTCGGTATTAAGAACCAAGCTGACTCTTCGCCAGACTATATAGCGCTGCAAGAAACTATTGACGACACGGTGTTAGATGCGCTTAAAGCCAATGACTTGCAAGGTGCTATGGCTGCGCTTGTTAAGACAGTTAAAAACTCTGACCTCAAGAAAATGGCTAAGAAGTTAGCCCCTATCGTTGGCACTACTAAAGTATTCGTAGTAGATATAAATGCAGACATTACTGATCCTGTAGCGTCCGCCCCGATTAAATACTCTAGGTATAGAGCCGATGAAGCAAAATCGGGCAAAGCACCCTTCGGCACGTTCTTATCTACTGATGTGGCTATGGACGAAGACCTAATAGACGCGCTAGGTCAAGAAGGCGCGGATACGCTAAGTAACTCTATTGTACTTAACCCCTACTTTAGGGACGAGGGTATATCTGTACACGTGTTACTGCATGAGTTGGCGCACGCAGGGACACTTGCTACGCTAAGTAAAAAGTCTCACCCGATGACTAAACAACTAGATAATATATTTGAAGCAGTAAAAGACCAAATAAGTAACCGATACGCTGCTATAGACTTGGCTGAGTTTGTGGCGGAGATGAAAGTTGACGCAGGGCTTCGCGCAGAACTTGCTGAGATGGCAATCCTAAACGAAGACGGTGCGAACCTGTTAGACACAGGGCCACAAATGAACGCCCTACAGCGTTACTGGCATGTACTTAGAAACTGGTTGCGCACGTTAATCGGGAAGAAAAAAGACCCGTTTGAGATTGACTACTTAATAGACCAAATACTAGCCCCCGAAGTTGGCGGGTACGGCCCAACATCCGCTTACGACAAGACAGTAATAGAAGAAAAAGTAGGTGATGTACAGCGAGCACTTAACAAGCAGCCGATGAGTGAAACTAAGATAGCTGTTAAAGAAGGTTGGCGTAAGTTGTGGGGTAGTCCCAAGAAAGTGTTAGATGGCGCGGCGTACATTGCCCCGTCTGAAATGCTAGCTGACATGGCTGATACAACTGATCCGGTGTTAGGTAAATTAGCGAAGAATCTACACATACAGTTCCAATCTATGCGCGGTAAGATGGAACAGGAAATGAAAGTTGTAGGTGCTTCCGTAGAGCAGATGGTCAAGTGGGATAATACCCTAACTGACGAGCGCAGAGATGCGTTTAATGCGTCAGTACACAACAGCACCTTGGCACGTGTAGACCCAACCAAACCTGCTAGTGAGTACACTGGGAAGAAGTTGGAAGACTGGAAGTCTATGCGGGCTGACTGGGAAACGCTAGAGCAGGTAGACAAGGATCAGTACGCTAAGTTACGTGATGCCTACAAAGCACAGTACTTAGAACTAGTAGAAGTAATTAAAGGTCGCATTAATGCGTTGACCAAAGATAACCCTGCGCTGGCCAAAGAGCTAGAGAACAAGGTACTGTCTAAGTTGCTTGACGCGGCTAACATAGAACCATACTTCCCACTAACTCGTGTAGGTGACTACAAGTTAGGGTATAGCTTAAAAGCAGAGCGTGAAGGTAGCGAAGACGCCTACGTGTTTAAGATGTTTACTAGTAACGTAGAACGTGAAGCGTGGATGGCCGAGAACGTAGACAACAACCCTGACGTAATTCCAAATACAGTGGAGTTACAGTTCGGCGATAAGCCAATGAAGTTTACCAACCTACCACCAACGTCTTTTGTTACGCAGACTGCTAACTTGTTACGGAACGCTAAAGGTGTGGATGAGAAAGTAATTACTCAGTTTATGCAGTCATTTGTTGAGGTGCTACCAGAGTCGGCTTTAGCTAAAGGTTTTGCGACTCGTAAGGGTACAGCCGGTTTCCAAGAAAACGCATTGCTCGCGTTTAGATTAAAAGCTCCGCAGCTAGCCAGACAGATAGAACGTATGCGTGGTGGCGTGCAGATAGACGCTATACGCCAAGAACTAAACGAGATGGTTGTCCCATCACAAGATCGTCGTGGTGTTGGCGAACGTGTAGCTGACGCTAGTAAAGATAAAGGCAAACGCGCAGCCCTAGGCGAAGAACTTGTAGTACCGTTTAATGTTATTCGTGAGGAACTAATAAAGCGTGCCGAGTTTGCGTTGTACCCTCCTAAAGGTACTATGGAAGAACTAGCGCAACGTGCTAACCAGTTAGGGTTTGTATACACAATTGGTTGGAACTCCTCGTCTGCGGTCGTCAACATGTCGCAGCTACCGTTGTTTATCATGCCGTATTTTACCGCTAGATTCGGCGCGGCCACTACCACAAAAGCTATGGGGGCTTCACTAAACTTACTACATGCAAGTGGTACAATTCGTGACCCATTACTAGCCACTATCGGTAAATACACTAAAGGTATGTTTGGTAAGAACGCTAAGAAATATGGCAAGCAGCGCGATATGACTGGTGATCTAGTGGACATGCACACGATGCCCTCTGTGGATAACTACTTTGTTGTTGACGCAGACGGTGTTATGCAAGTGCGGGACGATTTTCCTTGGCCAAAAGGTAAAAAGGGTAAAGAGCTAAAGGCCAAGGTAGAGTTACTACAGCCACTTGTACAAGAAATGGCTACTCGTGGGCAGCTAAACAGTTCGTTTATATCTGACACGATGGGGGTAGATTACAACTCATCTGTAACGAGTAGTGGATTCCGTAAAGTTGTTGATTTTGTTACCAAGACCTCAGCGTTTATGTTTCACCACGTAGAACAGTACAACCGACAGGCTACACATATAGCGGCGTTCTTGCTTGAGTACAACAAGCTAAACACGGGTAAAGACACTAAAGACCTAACTACCGCAGAAAAACAACAGCGTGCTACAGAGTACGCAATGAGGGAATCACAACGAGTCAATGGTGGTGCTAACCTAGAAACTACTGGCCGGATTGGGCAGCAAGGTATAGGGCGTGTCGCTTGGATGTACAAGTCTTACGGTACTCGTATGTACGCTACTATGCTTACGTCAGCTAAACGTACAATAGACAAGCATGAAGACCCAGAGATTCGTGAGCAGGCATTTAAAGAACTTGTTGCCGTGACTGGTAGCTCCATATTATTTGCTGGTCTACGAGGCTTCCCACTATATGGCTTATTTAGGCTGGTGTATGACACGCTATTTGCCGGTGATGAAGAAGATGATTTTGATACTATGGTACGTAAGCACGTAGGTGAGGGTTGGTTTAAAGGTGCCATAACTGCCGCAACAGGCGCAGACGTGTCCTCACGTATAGCGTTATCGGGTTTACTACTGCAAGTCAACCGCTACAACCATGACCCGTCTGCCGAAGAAACACTTGGCTTTTATTTAGGTGGCCCCGCATGGAGCACCGGAAAACGTATAGGGCGTGGTATTACTGACCTCGCACGAGGAGAAATTAGCAGGGGTATAGAGTCGATAGTGCCGGGATCAATAACGAACGTGATGAAAGCACAAAGATATTCTGACGAAGGTGCTAAAACTCGACGCTACGACGACATCATGGCAGATGTATCCGGCGGGCAGGCACTCGCACAATTAGTTGGGTTTGCTCCTGCTGAGTACAACATGAAGCAAGAACGTAACATGGCTACCAAGCGGAAAGACCGTACGATTAGCAAGCAGGCTAAGGATATTAAGAAAAAGATATACGTATCTCTGCGCTCAAGTAACTTAGAAGCACTGGAGGACGCGTACGAAGAAATGGAGGAGTTTAACGCCAAGCACCCAGAAGTTAGAATAAAGCCGGAAGATATAAGTAAGTCCGTCAAGCGACACAAGGAAACAAGTAAGGACATGTACGATGGTATTACGATTACATCATCGCTGCAAAATATGTTAGAAGAAGACAGGGAAGAATGGGATCAAGGGTTTAACTTGTTTTAAAACTCGCTACGCCACATCAATGGAGGGGGGGTTGATGTGACGTAGTTCGTCTCTAGGAGGTTAAGCTAGTTAATGAATCTCTAATTTATCATACAATTCGCCAAATGCGAACCCCTAAACAACCGTTTTCTACCCTAATTTTAATTGTTACTTGTTGTGCTTTATTGTCTGTTATTTTAGTTAATTGCTTTACAGCTAGGTCAGTATTTATACAGGGTACAAAGATGGAAGCCCCTACTACAAAGGCGTCCCATCTAAGTGCTACCCGTACCCCATCAGGGTTTATATCATGTACCCGAAGAACCTCATTACTCATCAGGTGAGAACGAACAATCTACAACCAATGCAGACGCAGGTGGTAATTGGACTAACGTACCTTTAGTCAGCCTAACCTTACGCATCTTAGCCCCCATCTTATCTTTTAGGTCTTGTATGAACTGCGTGTAGTTTATCTGCTGGTCACCACACCACGCTTTTAGTGGTTTAGGTAGTAAGTACGCCCGCTTAATATCTGTCTCGTACCTACCTACCAACTCTCGGTTTGGCATAAGATCGGGGATAACCAAATCATCTAACCCGTTTTGCTGCTCCTTACGTAGGTCTTGCGTGCTTTTTATACGTAGGAAGCTACCCCAGCTCTCATGAATATAATTGTTTAGTGTTTCTTCAACTGTCATAGACATATCCTCAACAACATCTTTATTACGTTTAAGCATCTTAATAGCCCAAGCCTCTACAGCTTTAAGGTCAAAATCAATCAGCCCTGCTTTCTTAGCGACGAACAACCCCGATAAGGTATAAGATACGTGCGTAGACCAAAAGCGATTCTCTGCGCTTAGTCCTGCTAACTTGTCCACACGCTTTTGCATATCTAGGCAAACTTGGCGTACACCGTCTATATTGTTAATTACATACTGCACGAACGGCACGCCAGCCCACCCAAAATTCTCTTTCAAGTCAGCACTAAAAACGTCAGTCTCTGACTTAGTAGTGAAGTGAAACTTAGTGGCGTGACACTCCAACACCCTCTGTGCTTCAGCTTTCGGCATGTTCTTAAACATACTAACGCGTTCCACTAGGCTAGTGTTACCTGTGGTGACCGCTAGACTCTTCCATGCTCTACCCCTTACACGCTCTTCATTCGCGGAGCCTTTCATACGCCCACGCTGTCTACCCGACGTTAATTGGTATGCTAGGTCTGACAACTCCTTACCGTGTGAGTTAGTTAGCTCATCCATATACAAAGGTAAACTATGGTACACCTCACCCCTGTTCATTTTGGTAGCATAAGTGTCCCTCTCTTGTATCAACAAGTCATCAGGGTTACCCCAGATAGAGGCACCTGCAATCATCGCGGTAGTCTTGCCCAACCCAGAATCTTTACTGTGTATGTGTAACGCAGCACAATGCAGCGGCTGCATCTCCATCAGCGCGGAGCCAAATCCTGTACCAACAACGTACTGGTGTAGCTCCATACCCTCACGATTATAAAAGTTAATAGTCTCTTTCCACTTCTCCAATGAACCCCTTGGCTCGAACGCAGGGAACAACCCCGCTGTCTGGGTGGATGGTGGGTTAAATGATATTGAGCTGCCAGTTATTTCTTGGTTGCCTAGTATAAACGCTTCACACTTTTCGTTAGTCCAACCAAATTGCCTGTGGGCTTCGTCGGCTCTAGCGTTCTCTTGTAACTCGTTTACCCATGTTGTTGTATACGTCATTATCTTATCCATCTTTGTTAAGGCCACACCTTGTGCGGACATATGTTTACGGAATTCTTCTTTGGATGTAACAGCGGTCAGCGGTACTGTGAACTCACGTACCCCGTCTTTCGGCAAGTGTAAGCGCATTACTATCGCTTCGCCTACCTCTATGTCACGTAACCTGCGTACTACGTACAGGTCGTTGTGGTATATCATCTCCTCATCTATATCCCCATCTGCATTCGACGTGCGTATGTATACCCCACCATTTGCCCCACGAAAGTAAGGTTTTGGGTACGTAGGTATGACGTACGTTATAAGTGGGGCATTCGGTAAGTTTACAGATGGCTGCGTTACTATAGCCTCAGCTTCTTTAATCTTACTACCTAAAACTATTGGTGACTTTACCTTACCCCAGTTCGGGCAGTCAGGGCATACACCCTCGTTATTACCATCAAACGTAGCGCAAGTGTACGGCCCTTTTATCAACTCATACTTCTCTTGAGTACTTGTTGCTGTGTACTCAGGGTGCCCTTGCGAAATTATATGCGCGGCTTTCTCACCATCAGTACAGAACTTTGTTACCGACAATCCTGCCCGCCACATTGGTTCACTTGTGTTAGCTTGGTCAGTGGCGATAATCTTTAACTGCTCGCAGCCTCTACCTGCTGCGGTCTTCTTCATTATATCTTTAAAGCTGTTCTCTCTATTGGCGTGCAATGCGTCCATGAACGCAGACGTACTGTCACCAACCAAGGTAGGTACTGGTATCGTGTCCACACCTATAGCTTTAGCAAAGTCATCAAAATCTATGGCCCCACCCTCATGAAGCACCTTAACCTGTTTAGGCTCGTCCCCTTTATAATTGTGCATGGTAGGTATACGCAACACACGCGCCGAATCCGATGTAACGGCAGGATCAGCCAGCATGTTGTTGGCTACCAATACTCGCTTGAGCGCGTTGGCTACGTGTAACCACTCATCTCTGATTACTGATTCAGATAGTATCCAGTACACGTGTACGCCGTAGCCGGAGTCAACTATTGTAGGTGTGGGTAACTTAACTTGCCTACAGAAACTACGTAGTGCTTGTATAGCTTCCGGTCGGGTATCGTATTTCTTTGGGTCGTCCCCAATGTCTAAGTCAAGAAAGAACGCTTTGACTCTACCTACGTTCTCAGCTTTCCTAGACTTGTTGTCATTGAACGCCCCTAACGCAAAGAACGTATCCCACCCACGACTGTCGTAGTCAGTAGCGGCATCTATCAATGCGTCTTGGGAGTCAAAGAATAACTGTTTGCGGCCATCAGTGCCGCCGTTGCGTAGTGCTAACAGGCAGTAGAAGTTCCCCTCCGCTAATGCCTTGCCGATAAATTTACTCGCGTGCATACCATCCTCCAAAACCAAAAAGTACCACGGGGCGAAATTATGAACACCCCGTGGTCAAGCAAAGCTACTCGTCGTCCCATGCGTCGATCAAGGAACTAAGGTCTTCGTCGTCTTTTGGTTTCGGCGCGTCTTTCTTCTTGCTCACTTTCTTTGGTGCAGGTTCTGGCTCAGTAGGTGCAGGCTCATCGCCAAACACGTCAGCGGTTGTCTCCTCCATCTCCTCTACGGTAACTCCTGCTACAGGTGTAAACGGGTTATCGTCCCCTCCCACTGTGAACCCCTCAACTGAACCGAATGGGTTAGCTTTCTGCATTGGTACATACTTAACAACTTGCACGCCTTTCAAGCGTAGTGATACGCCGTGGTCACGCATGTTGTAGGGTACGAACGCAAGTGCTACGTTGACTGTGCTGCCTGTTGTTAATAAAAAATCATCAGGTAAATCAGTACCACGTGAATCACATTGCATAGGTTTCGGCGTAGCGTCTTTACCATACGCACCTTTAAGTTTTACTTTACCGATAAACATACCATCGTCATCTTTCTTAAACGGCATGTCTAACTTGGCAGGCCACTTGTCTTCGCGCTTCTCTTGATACGCTTTAGCCATTTCAGTGAACAGCTCTTTGGCCTGATCTTTACTCATGCGAAAAGACATTTCGTACGCTGCGCCATCGTCTAATGGGTCGCAAGGCACCGAACGGTTCTCGACATTATCAAAACGGTACGTCTTGTTGATACGTGGGTATAGTGCTTCTACATTGTTTACTAAGTACATGCTCATTCTCCTAGGAATGGTTTGGTTTGTGTACGTACCCATCGACAGAATCAAAGGGTGACGAGGTTGCGCTCGAAATTACTTCCGAGGTTATTGCTTGGTGCGTGTCGGGATGGTCAATCATACCCTCAACGATTTCTAACTGCTCTTTGTCTAACAAACCGATTGGTTTGAAAAAGAGTTTTGGTACAGGGCTACTACTATCAAAGTATATTTTGGTAATAACAGAGGCGCACAACGTATTATTTTTGGATAAGTGTCGGGCGTATTCCTGTAAAGGCATTTGACCGCGAACAGTTTTACCAAAAATGGACGTAGCAGGCAACTGTAATTGATAAATTTTTTCTAGGTCGTCTTGAAATACGACTGCTATCCGCTGCGAAAACCTACAAGCTCTACCC